ATCAACTCCAAGATGAATGACATAGAAGCAAGCATTGGCCTCGAAGGAATAGATCATTTTTGGGAGACATTCAATACCCGTAAAGATACAATGTATAGATTTCGAATGGCATGCCTCGGCTTTGATGATGTGGTGTGGTTTTCTGAGGAAGAAGCCAGAGACTTTAACTGCCCGCACGGATTCAGTATAACGGCAAAGAAAGAGGGAGATATTGACAAGGTTATTAAATGCCTAGATCATTATAATATTCACTGGAAAAGAAACTTCGGATCGATTCCTACACAGCATGCCGCTTTTGCTGATATGGGGCATTCTCTTGGAGATTTTCCAAATGCCGAATGGGTAGGGGAAAATGGTATTCATATCGGCTGCCACCAGTATCTTTCACAAGAAGATATTAAGAGGATAGAGATCGCTCTGAAGGAGGCCCTGAGTTCTCTATGAAAAAAATTCTGATAACAGGGGGGGCTGGATACATAGGTTCTGCCATCCTCGCAAGCAATCAACCCGGCTATATCACGGTCTTCGATAATTTATATTGGAATCAGGGGCCCCTTGTTTACCCCCTCCTCCAATCGTTTCGCTTTTTTAACGAGAGTGTCTTAGACTGGAGTGACTCTTTGAAGAGAGAGATACAAAAGGCGGATGTAATAATCCCTCTGGCAGCGTTAGTAGGAGCACCATTGTGTGACAAAGAGGCAGAGATGGCTGAGGATCTTAATTACTTGTGGTTTAAGAAGCTTTTAAATTACCTAGACAACCAGCTAGTTATTTATCCCAATACAAACTCCGGCTATGGAAGCACGGGAGACAGTATTTGTACCGAAGAAACTCCCATGAACCCCATCTCTCTTTACGGAAAGACCAAGCAGCATGCAGAGGAGCTACTTTTGGGGTCTTACGACAACTCTATCGTATTTCGCTTAGCGACTGTCTTCGGCTGGTCCTACCGCCCACGTATGGATCTGCTTGTAAACAACCTGACGGCTGTTGCAAATAAAACTAAGGCTCTTGAGATATTTGATGGTCATTTCAGGCGTAACTATATTCACGTCAAAGACGTAGCGTCCGGATTTGGCTTTGCCATGCAGAACAGAGACAGAATGAGAGGGAATGTTTACAATCTCGGAAACGATTCAATCAATATGACGAAGGAGTCTCTAGCTCGAATTATTTGTGATGTGACGGGAGCCTCTTACTCAAATGTCTCGGACAGAACAGATCCCGACAAACGAGATTACGTTGTCAGCAGCCAAAAGCTTTATGACCTTGGCTATATCCCCAAGATAGGACTAGAAAAGGGCATAAAAGAAATTTTGCAATTCTGTTCTTTCGATCCCGACAAGGGAGAGCCTCAACTTAAGAACTACTGATGATTATTTCTAAAACCCCATTCCGAGTCTCCCTTTTTGGTGGCTCTACCGACTACCCATCATACTACAAGAAGCACGGATCTCTAATTCTGGGCTTTGGGGTGGATAAGTATTGCTATCTCACACTCAGAAAAACCCCTAAAATATTTAATTATAAAACTGCCGTCAGTTATTCAAAACTTGAGAAGGTTGCTAAAAACTCTTCTATCGAGCATAATGGAGTACGAGGGGTTCTTGAATATTTTAACATCAAATATGGGGTTGAAATACATCACTTGTGCGACCTTCCATCCCAGACCGGCATAGGCTCTTCCTCTTCTTTCATAGTCGGCTTGATCAATTCTATCCACAGAATGAAAAAGAAGCCCCCCTCCCCACAGTATTTAGCCGAAACCGCCATAGAAATTGAACGTCACCTTCTGAAAGAGCCGGGTGGCATACAAGACCAGATATGGGCAGCTTATGGAGGGCTAAACTCTATTCATATCAAAACGAACGGATCCTTTGAGGTCAAGCCCTTACCGGTTAGCAACGATTTTAAGCAACAATTTTTAGATCGATGCGTATTGTTTTACACTGGGAGAAAAAGAAAGTCTTTTGATATAGCAAAATCACACAACGCCACTAAAACAAAATCAGCAAAAAGAAAGATACAAGAGATAGCTCACAAGGCTCATGATGCATTTCAGAAAGCTAATATTGACCAGATTGCCACACTTTTGCACCAAAGTTGGGTAGAAAAAAAGAAAATCTCTCCACTTATCTCTTCCCCTGAAATTGAAGCCATGTATGACGACCTACAAAAACACGGAATGATTGGAGGAAAGCTGCTAGGAACAGGGGGCTCTGGGTTTATTCTGTGTGTCCTACAGGATGGTATCAAGAAGGATTTTATATCTCGATACTCTAAGTCTGTTGTTGACTTTTCTTTTGACAATAGCGGAAGTCAAATTATTAACTAAGGCCCTATTCGGTGTATAAAATATAGCGGATTTGACCCCAAACCTATAAAGAATGCGTGGAGAAGAGCAATGCCTTTACAGAAGTGTGTAGTTGATGGTAAGAATGGCTGGCAATGGGGTAGCGAAGGGAAATGCTACACCGGTAGAGATGCCAAAAAGCAGGCTGTAAAGCAGGGTATTGCTATCGAAGGTCCGGAAAAGTTCTCCCAAAAAGCCCGCGAAGCCGGGATTGAGCTTTCTAAAAAAGAGATCGAAGCGGTAGCAGAGTGGATGTATGACGAGGGATACTCTTCTAGTGCAATAGTAGCCACCTCAGCTCTGCTCTTCTCCTATTGGGCCAAGCCAGAAAAGAAAAAGAAAAAAGAGGACAAGAAGTCAGAGGCAGACGAGAACCGCCCATGGCTCTATCTAGAAGAAGGCGGTCCGGTGTGTCCCGAAGGCCATGTCTTTGACAAGAAAACAGAAAAGTGTGTGCCTAAGAATGGGGTAGAGGCTGACGATAGAAGCGACAGGAAGAGACTAGAACGCAAAGAGTATCGTCAAGACAAAAAAGAAATGGATAGCGAGACCCTACGAGAAAGACTAAAGCATCACAAAGATGCTATTAAAAATCTTGAAAGAGAAATAAAGGACCTAGAAAAAGACAAGAGAGAGGATAAGCGAGACGTTAAAGAGGAGTCGAAGAGCGCGAAGATGACTCGAAAGGAAATAAACGACCTTCCCGATTCAGACTTCGCCTATATCGAACCGGGCGGCAAGAAAGATGCAAGCGGGAAGACAGAGCCCAGAAGCCTGCGGCACCTTCCCATAAATGATGCGGCCCATGTCAGAAACGCTCTGGCCAGACTGTCGCAGACAGACATTTCACCAGCAGCTAAGAAGTCTGCGCTTAGTAAGATCAAATCCCGAGCAAAGAAGTTCGGCATAGAGACTGCCGACTCTTCAGAGGCGATCTACGAAGGCTACAGGACCACATCCATGGTCATGGATTCTCGCGATGGCTACGGTCATTTTCATACCTTCAAGCCGGGCGACGAGTACACCTCCAAAGCCCGGACTAGTTTTGGGGACATTATTGTGGCGGGCCATGTTCATGAGATTAGGGACGGCGAGATCCTTGAGGCTGAAGGGCACGTCCACGATATTCGAGATATCGGCCCCGGAGACGGATGGGTTTACGGAGACTGAAATTTATATATGAAGTATCGCGAGTTAGCAGAAGAGATTCTAAACTATTTAGCTGTTCAGGACACTCAAGGGAATGAGTTAGGCGAGGAAGAAAGTCTCTATCACATAGAGGAAATAATTGAAGATTTCATGCGAAAGCAGGAATATTTCGCATCGGAATAAGACTTTTACGCAAAGGTAATATTATGAGACTTGCGTTTCTCTCCGTGTGTATCTTTTTGGCCCTATGCTCTTCGGCTTCTGCGAAGTTTTTGACCCTTAACGAAATAGGAGAAGCCTCTTGTAGAGTTAATGCTGACGACGCAAGAGGGAGCGGCACCTCAATAGCTCAGGATAAGCAATTTATTTATATCCTCACCAACGCTCACGTTGTTGGAAATAGTCGTCGTGTTACTTGCGAGTTTTTTAGGTATGGACGTAAGACTCCTGCCCTTGCGGGAGAGGTGATCTGGAGGGCCTACTCGGAGAAGCGTGTCCTTGACTTCGCTATAATAAGAGTGCCCAAATCCCTATTCGGAAGCATGCCCCCTCGCATTGTTCCTCTAGCGCCACCGACCCACCTTGTAAAAAAAGACGATTATATTGCGTCTGCCGGATGCCCTCAAGGTCGCTGGTTGCAATTGTGGGAGGGGCACGCCCTTTCTGCTGGCTCGCAAAGCCGTGTTCTGTTCACACCTCCCCCGCTCGGAGGGCAAAGCGGATCTGGCGTCTACACACTTATAAATGGGAATACCCATCTTGCAGCAGTCCTTACGTGGAGAGTTGATGATGATAAAGGGGGCGCGATACATATTTCTAATTTCTGGAGAGCCATAAAGGGCGAAGTCAACGAGAACCAGTTTGAGAAGGTTCCTTCAACTTGGAAGTTTGCAGGCGAAGCCCAGACGGCTAAGGCAAAAAAAATAGAAGGAAAGACTATAAGGAAGCGAGCCTACTATGCCCGAGGGTCTAATGGCTACTACTATCTCCAGACTTTTAAGCAAGGGGTTCAGTGGAAGTCCGTAATCATACCTAACGAGCACAAAAATGTTAGGATTGTTGAATGGAATGTTCTTCTAGACATCGAATGCCCGTTCGGCATTTGTCCCCCTTTCATACCTCCTCAAAACCCGAACCCTTCCCCTCCTGACAACCCCACCCCCAACCCAGACATTCCCTTCCCCAATCCTGATGAAGACCCTGATGGCTCACCGGGAGGTGACGGGGAAGGGGAAAATCCTTTTGGTAAAGTTCCTCCAAACTATGTTCCCGACGACACACGGGCCAAGATATCCGATTTAGAAAAAAGAATCGGGGAGCTTGAAAAGGAAAGGGTAGAATTAAAGAAGACCATTGCCGAACTTAATGGCGATATCCAATCTAAGCTTAGCGAGATAAACTCTTTAACGCAAAACGCTGCTGGAAATCAAGATAAGATTGAGCAGCTACAAGGAGAAATTTCAAGCCATTTAGCTGATCTTCAAAAACTTAATGAGTCTCTATCCAATAAGGATAAAGAGCTACAGGGCAGCCTTTCCACTATAGAAGAGCTACAGAAATCTTCGCAGGCAGGAATTGACGAAGTGAGAACTCAACGCAATCGACTCGGATGGTTTAGTGGGGGAATCGGAGCGGTTCTTGTGTGGATTTTTTCTCTTTACTGGAAAATTAGGGGAAAAAAGAAAGTGGACGAAGCATTCAATCCGCCCAATAAAAAAATTGCAAACGACAACAAGCCTCACGTACCGGAGCCCGAAGAGCCTCCCCCCGTTGCCACTCCCGTAGCACCACCTGACATGGGAGCCCTTGCTGATTTCCTGCAAGACAAGGTGGGTAGTATTCTAGATGAAAAACTAGGAGCGGCAATAGGAGAGGTTAACCACAAGGTGGACACTCTGGAGCAAAAGCTGGATAGTGAAATAAGCTTAAATTTATTGCGCCAACAGCCCCCTAAAGAATCCCCTCCTCAACAAGTTCATGTCGTTTTAGACGAGGACTCACGAAGAGTCCTAAAAGACCCCCTTCCGGTTCCAGAACAGCCTCACGACACGCATGAGGACTGTGACTGTGACTGCGGAGAAAGTATATTGGACGAAGTGAAGTCAAATCCTGAATTTCCCGACGCCACAGGAAGGATTAAACAGTTTATAGATCTCAAGGCTGTCGATGGAGAGTGCATCACAGAGCTGGCCTTTTATGCTCATCTTTACAAGGACGCCATATCTCTTCTTAGAGAAGATCGCCTAATCGTAAAGAGCAAGGGTAAGAACCTTAAGGTTAACTATCAGCGTAAGGCAGCAGACGCTATAGATACTTATGTAAGAGACCAGTTCTTAAAAAGAATATCCACCGCAACTATCGAAAGTCATGCCCTTTACCACGAAGCCATGATAGGATTCCTGTATAAAGAGGCTGTAAAGAAGCTAAGAAGGGGTGATTTTAACGTATTGGGGTATAAAGATATGGCATATTCAATAGAAGAATGGGTAAAAACCGAATTCTTAAAGAGAATGGGCTTTCAATTCTAACTAATCGGAGGCGCTAACTATGGCAGAATATCAAAATACTTTTCTCGGTGCAAATTTGGAGTTCCCAAACCTTGGAATCCATTTTTTGCTAGCCGAGATCGTTAAGTTTCGAAAGCAGCTTACTGTACGGCAAGAGTTCAGATCCCAGTCGGGATGGAACGATGGTCTTAACCGCTATATGGTAACAGAGCTCGAAAAGCTTGCAGACACTCTAGAAAATATTACTTATAATCCCGACTCTTTTACTCTAGAGGAGCTAGAGGCTCAGGCGGGAGACACAAGTCGTACTCTAGACGAAGACTACAATGAGTTTGCGTTAACTCAAGACAATGTCCTGATGCCGGTTGGCGTCAATCGAACCCTGTCGTGGGACCTAACTGGAGCCGATGTGGACCTCCCGCAGCTAGCTCCACAAAACTGCCCCAATGACTACGCAAGAACCTTTGTTGCCGCCTTAGACAACTTTTTTGTTGAGCTAACTCGGCTCGATAGTCGTCATCAGCCCTACGCAATTACGAAGTATGAGTCAGTAATGATGAGATCACTACTTAATGTTCTCTATACTCTAACTCAGCGTAAGGGTGGAGAAGTAAACCGCAGTGACGTTCCAACAGGAACTCTTCCATCTGAAGAGGGCGGAACTTTCAGGGCTGGCAGAGTCTAAGACTCTTCTGAGCTGCAAACCCAGAGGGGGTGGGGAATTCCCCGCCCCCTTATCTTTTTAGGAGGCCTCGCATGAGTCAATACCTTCAAAATATCGTTAGCCATAGAGTGTGTGCTAAAATCAATGAGCATAAGGGGTCTCAAGAAGTAGCCATAGATCCTGCTACGGCAGTGCTAATAGGAAAAATTCTTATAAAGGCTGTAGTTCTCATTAAGAATTGCAAGAAGTCAAACTCTGAGCGAGAAGATGTAATACGCAACCCCTCCCTCTTGGATCTTGGCGGTCTAAAAAAAATAGTTCGCAAAGAGCTGGGATGGTTCAGATACCTTTTCCTTGGAGCTAAAATTATGCGTGCTCTCCGAGAGGTTGGAGCGGACATGGATCATGGCGAGCTCAAAACCTGTGGTGTTTTCGGACCCCCAAGTCACCCTAATTCTGACGCTTCTAGCGACATGGATGATCCCGGATACTATTCGAACTATGTAGAGCTCTAAAATGTGTAATTTAATGTTAGGGTCTAACATAAGGCAATAACCACTCAAGATAAAACTGGAGTCCCAATGAAACGTCGACAGTTCCTGAGCCTTTCCCTCGCTATGTGCTGCGGTCTAAGCTTGGGAGCTGACCCTTCCTACCGATACAGGTGCCCCATAAGATCGTCTCTTAAGTCTGCGACAGGGGCAGCCAAGTGGGGTAAAAGCCACCTGACTTACTACATAAAAGGCAGAGACACGGGAGATATGAAGAGGCATGAGTGGGATAGGTGCTGGCTAAAAGCTTTTAAGTCATGGTCCGACATAACGCCTTTAAGCTTTGAAAAAATTTACGACGACGATGGTGCAGATATTATAATTGACGTTAGTAAGGACAAAGATGAGGGGTTTGGCGTAAGGGGTGACATTCTCGCGTGGGCCTTTCTCCCTTCCACTTCAGACTGGAACGGCCAGCTTTTAACTAAATTTGACAAATCAGAAGAATGGGTTACAGAAATCGATAACCCAAGACAAGATGTATTATTACAAAACGTAGCAGCTCACGAGATTGGGCATCTTCTAGGCCTAGACCACTCCCCTTATGAGGGGGCCCTTATGTTCCCCTACTACACTCCCGAAGTGACTGAGCCACAAGTAATTGATGATGTTATAAGAATACAAGACCTATACGGTATATAGGAATTTAAAATGCCTAGCAGTAAATATATGACGTGGGAACTGACCGAACAAACCACAACCCACTCTACACGCTCAACAGCGTGGGAGCTTCAACGCGAAGTCATACCCGCAAGCCAACTTGTAGCCGGTCGTACCTACATGATTTACGCGTGGGCCAATTGTCTTAGCCCCGGAACGAATGATGGGGGCACAAAATGGGCCTTTATAGGAGGGTCTGATCTCGATGGCTCCACTCAGGAAAGATACGACTCTAACAGCTCCGGTCTTGCCATAGTCCATCTAGGCTCTATCACGGCCCCTGACCCAAGCCTCCCCATCGGTCTATACAGGGTAATGCTTGAAGACGGAGGGGAAAACGAAATAACTAAGGCGGGGCAGACGTTCTTAGTAGACATTACAGATATTGGGAATGATACTTTTCCATTCGACGCAAAAGTTGACTATAGTAATCGGACAGTCGGTATTGGGGGAACTCTACAGAGCATTACCCCAAGGATTACAGGAGGAAGTTGCTTAGTCTTGGGGACGGCGAAAGTATACGGAGGAGATGGCACCCCCACAAAGCTGGGGCTGTATCGGGACTCAACACTTGTGAGTAGCGGTTCTCGTTATGCGGTAGATGTCCAAGATAACAATCAGGTTCTTCTAGGGGGCGTTTACAATTTTGCTTCTGGCGAAAGCTTTCATATAAAAAATATTGATGACAGCACTAGCGCAACCTCAACGTATACCTATATAGCTATCCTTAACTTAGGTCTAGGCGCGTCTGCTGCCGAAACAGGCCAGCTTACAACGTGGAGCGACCTTGGTTCAAGCGGAAGCTGGACACCCACAAAAACCGTTTCAGACAGTGGCCCCTCTTTTGTGTTCACCTTCGGAAGACAGGAACAAACCGGAGTAGGGTACGGTAGACAGGCTTCTGTCTCTGTAAAAAACAACACTCAGGGGGTCTGGATGAATTTTGCTGAACGTCCGTCTGGCGAGTTCTCCCCCCACTACTTCCCCTCAACAGAAGTGGGAGCGGACGTTGGCCAATACTCTACCGCAGCGGTAGTAGGAGCCACCACCGCCATTGCCTCCGGCGACGAAATACAGGTCTACACCCTGTAAAATTGCCCGAGTCACAAAAAGGGGAGGTATAATAGGATATGTCAACAAGGTTTGCAGGAAAGTTTAAAGGAGAAAAAAATGTCATCTTCCGAAAAAACCAATTGGAACTCTCTTCTGTCAAGCAAGTGTGCGGTTAAAACGCTTAATAGCTTTGCGACAGGGGCCGAGAGTACACGGGCAGTTACATCTAAGTTTGCCAACACTCCAAGAGCTGGCGAATTCAGGAAGCTCGTTCGAAATTATGGAACTACCTACGCACGAAGTCTTACGCGAAAAGCTCTACGCTATCGCGGTCTAATGAAGTAAGGAGAAATTTACGCTATGAGTGATCTGAATGAAGTTGTTATTAGTGGAAGGCTCACCAGAGATGCAGAGCTCCGACACACACCGCAGGGCACTGCTGTTACTGACATCATTGTTGCTTCGAACAGAATCTGGTCAAAAGATTCCGATAAGCAGGAAGAAGCGACTTTTGTAGATGTCACCATCTGGGGCAAGCAAGCTGAATCTCTTGCGAAATACCTCACAAAAGGGCGTCACGTCATGCTAACCGGCAGGCTTAAGCTCAACAAGTGGGAAACCGACGAGGGAGACAAGCGTAGCAAGCTTACTGTTACTGCCGAAAAGGTAAACCTCACTCCGGGGGGAACTCCCGGCGGAAATGGTTTTGCTAGCGACCCTGCACCTTCCCAAACAAGGAAAAAGAAGAAGGTTCAGGTGGAGGAAGAGGTTCCGTTCTAATACTCTTCATGAGGAATCTCATAAGAAGCCCTCTAGTCGCAAGGGGGCTTCTTTCTTTTTACGCCACTGGCATTTTTGGATGAGAAGGGGGCACCGGAACTGGCACAGGAACCGGTATCTTTATCTCTTTTATGATAACAGGAACGTGCCTGTAATTTTCCCACCATATATACGTGGACAAGCACAGCCCAACGCCTATCAAAAACCCCACAAAGCAGTCTTTCATAACCCCTCCAAACTATTACCTCTTTTTAATACACCTTCTAATGATAGATCTAATAATACAATTGGCAATTTCTGCCTATATTGGTTCACATTTTATTGAGGAATCTGAGCATGAAGAATATGAACCTGATGACCCCCATCAATAGTCTGGGCTACGGAGTTGCGGGTCTAAACATACTAAAATCTTTGTCCCGTACAACAAACGTAGCGTGTTTCCCCATCGGAAATCCGGATCTATCTACTCAAGAAGACGCAAACATTGTTCAGGAGGCTATTTCCAGAAGAGGGGTATTTGACTACAATGCTCCATGCTTAAAGGTATGGCATGAATTTGACATGGCCGAAAGGATAGGGAGAGGAGCTCTCTTCGGCTTTCCCTTTTTTGAAATCACTAAGTTTGACGATAAGAGAATACACCATCTAAAATCCACCGATGGCGTTATAGTGGCGTCCAAATGGGCGGCCTCGGTAGTCAACGACAACATTAAGGGGGCGGTGCCGGTACACGTTTGCCCTCTGGGAGTGGACCGAACCGTCTTTAATGAGAATGGAAATACACCTACAGATAAATGCATCTTTTTAAACTGTGGAAAGTGGGAGGTTCGCAAGGGCCATGATGTCTTACTAAGAGCGTTTAAAGCAGCCTTCCCCTCAGAAGAGGACGTACTACTATGCATGCTGCCCACAAATCCATTTCTGAGCCCTAAAGAGAAATCTGAATGGGAAGTTTTCTACAGATCAGACCCCCGTGTAAATATTATAGATAGGCTTGGGAGCCATGCGGAGGTAGCCTCCATAATGAAGCAGTCCACTTGTGGGATATTCCCCAGTAGGGCAGAGGGGTGGAATTTAGAATTGCTTGAAATGATGTCGTGCGGAAAGCCCGTCATAACCACTAACTATTCAGCCCACACTGAGTTTTGTACTCAAGAGAACTCTCTCCTAGTGGAGATCGACTCTATGGAGGATGCCTATGACGGGAAATGGTTTAACGGAGAAGTGGGTGAATGGGCGTCTCTAGAGGGGAACCCCTTTGATTCTATCGTGAGCCACATGCGAAGCGTTTATAATGAATGGCGAGAGTCTAGACTTCTGGTAAATGAGGGCGGCGTACAGACAGCCGTCGACTTCTCTTGGGACAAGACGGCCCAAAAAATAAAGGAATCAATCGGTGAAGATTAATCAAGAGACAAAGCTAGACTTTGATGATGTATTACTGGTTCCGCACAGAACCAAGACTGCGTCTCGAAAAAATGTCGATCTAAATAGATTCTTTAAATTTTATCATAGCCAAAGAGTCTGGGAGGGCACGCCAATTATGGCGGCAAACATGGATACGACTGGAACCATCGCCATGTCTTTGGTGTTAAAAACTTTTGGAATGATTACATGCCTCCACAAGCACTATGATAGTGAAGAATTAGCTACCTTTTTTTCAAATAGCTACATAGACATGAAAACCTCCATCCCACTTGAAAATTGCTGGTTTAGTATGGGGATCAAAGATGGCGACATTAAAAAGCTTAGGGAAGTTGTGGCCTTCTCAAAAGTTTGCCCCAACATCTGCATAGATGTGGCGAATGGATACACCGATGACTTTGTTAACTTTTGCAACAGCGTTCGAAAAGAATTTCCATCATCTATTATAATGGCCGGAAATGTTTGTACCCCTGAAATGGTACAGGAGCTCATTTTGCACGGAGGAGTAGATATAGTCAAAATAGGAATCGGCCCCGGTTCAGTCTGTACAACTAGGCTAAAGACAGGAGTAGGCTACCCACAGCTTTCAGCAATTGAAGAGTGTGCTCATGCCGCACACGGCCTTAAGTCAGACGAAAAAAGGATGGGTCTTATTTGTGCTGACGGAGGATGTCGAACGGCAGGAGATGTTTGCAAAGCCTTTGGTGCTAACGCAGACTTTGTGATGCTGGGCGGCATGTTCGCTGGGACAGCCGAGTGCGAAGGGGACTGGGAGGAGAGTCGTGAAATGAGACCCAACCCCCAAGGGGGGTTTACTTTGGGTGAGAAGATGGTTAAAACGGCCCTGTGTTTTTACGGGATGTCATCTCACTCTGCACAGAAGAAGCACGGTGGTGATGTTAAAGATTATCGCGCCTCGGAGGGTCGTGTTAAAAAGATTCCATACAAAGGTCCCGTAAAGCTTGTAGTGCAGGACCTTCTAGGAGGTATACGCTCAGCCTGCTCCTACATTGGAGCCACATGCTTGAAAGATATGGCAAAATGCTCAGAGTTCGTGCGTGTGAATCGCACCCACTTTGACCAGAGCACCGGCGATTTGGGTGTATAATACCATGTCCCGGTATAAAAGGCTCAAGATGCTCGCAAAAATTCTTTCTACCGTAAGAAAAAAGTTTAATAAAATTTCTTCTAGCGATACGCCTATTTCTCAAGAAAATATAATAGACGATCCCATAGTTGAGTTTGTGGTTCAGGTTGATCAAAACGGAAACTTTGCGATAGGGGCTGATTGCTTTTCTACACAAAAAGAATATGCTGAATTTCTGGGGATGACCCTTTATCTGTTAAATGCAGGAATGCTATCGGATTATTTTGTGGAAGCCCTTCGCCTTTGCTCTGAAGGCGACGAAGATAAGATAAAGTTCGTCTTAGATTCCATCACTTGCTGGAAACAGGTGTACGACCATGAAATAGAGTCCTCTAGTAAAGATGCCGTAGACCCCAAAGATGTCTTTAGCTTCTATCGGATGAGGCCTGAGTCATGAAAAACTACCTCGACATTCTGGACAATACGCTGAGCAACGGGCGCTGGAAAGAATCTGAAAATGGCAGAGTTCTCAGCTATTTCGGAGAATCTTTTAGACATCATATGTCAGGTGGCTTTCCCCTTCTCACCACAAATGAAGTTCCGATTGACCTAGCGTGGGCTGGTCTAGAGGGTCTTATTCATGGAGTCACATCCCCAAAGCTCGGACCTATAGACGGCTATCAATGGAGAAAGTTCAACCAATCGTGGGGGCCTGAAGACGAAACGCCTGCCAATATCGGCGTAGACCAACTAAAGCGAATAATTGACACTTTACAAAAAGACCCGGCTGACCCAACCCTGCTCTGCACCTCATGGAATCCTTCGCAGCTGGATAAGATGTCTCTCAAGCCCTACCGCATTCTTTGGAATGTAGTAGTGTCCGACGATACCCTTAATCTTGCGTGGTATCAGAGAAGTGCGGAGCTTGCGCGTGGGCTCCCCATCAATATAGCATTATACGCCACGCTGCTGCTCTTACTCTCCGAGGCTAGCGGTCTGAAACCCGGAGCGTTACACGGAACGTTCGCAGACTGCTATATCCGAGAAGCCCATATCGATGATGCGGAAAGTCAGATAAAGAGATTCCCGAGAGAACTTCCCATTGTTACGAGCGGCTTTAATGACAGCATTTTTAAATGGTCTAGAAAACACGCGACAGTTCACAATTACAATCCACATCCCCGCCTTGATTTCAGCCCTATTTTGATGTGAGGTGCGACATGACTACTCCTCCCCCCCCGACCGGACATGACGTTTACTGGGAAAAATGGATGGATGCGTTTGAATTGGCAGAAGACGTAATTGACAACCTTCAGGAGGACTCAGAAGAAGAGGAAGGGTGGTCAGATACCGATTTTGACGCACAAGCTGAGCATCAGGAAAGCGAGTCGCTAGTGCCCATAAAGGGGGTAATGACCCCTTATGGGATGCTACCTCTTACAGATGACACCCTAGCAAGCAGAAAGTTTAAATTTTGGGTTGGACACTCCAACTTTAGACTTACGGAAGATTATTATAATATTATCGGCCCCACCGAAGGCGTGGAAACTCTCGACATTTTGACCCCTTATCGCTTCCGGATAGGTGTTGGCAAAATGTTTGTAGACCGCACTGTCATGAGTCGAGTAAGAGACAATATGATAGAACATGTTAAATCTCAAAAAAGAGATCCGCATGAAAATGATTTGGTGTAATAAGTAGTAGGAAAGGACCTCAATATGTTCGGACTGAAAGGAACAGAGAGCTTCGTGTAACGAGGTATTTACTATGGCGTTTATTACAAACATTACAGGGCCGTTCACGACTGGTACTTCCCCGCTAACCGGCGTGTATGGACCCGATGGTTACCCCAGCCAGATTGACAACGATCAGGGTAACATTAGGTTTGCTGGAAACATCTCCGAGACCGGCAAGTTTGCCAGTTCTTCTCTTGGCGAAGGCAATCCTATCACAACGATTGTTTCCGGCGTTGGGCCTGTAGAAGGCGCAGTCCCCGGAGTTTTCAACTCTGGTCTCCAAGTTATTGTTAGAGCGCAGACCACAATCGCTGGCGAGTCCAACACCCTTCTTCAGGGTGGCTCGTCCGATACTGCTAACGTGGCCTACACTCCACTCCAGCTAGATGTTCTTCGAACGTACTACTACAAATTTGCCGTTCGCAACAACTATTGGAACGAGTTCAATGGCACGTGGGAAACCAGTGTTCCAAGCAACGCCTCCTCTGGCGCGTGGAACATTGACAACGAAGTAGACAACGCGGGAACCATGCGGGCTTCTGGCGTTGATGTTGCTGCCAATCCTAGTCAAAGCCAACCGGGGCGCCTGACCTTCCAGCAGGGAAGTCCGAATCCGGTCAACACTGGCTACGCGGCACGCTACAACTGGTAACGTAGTGCGACTTCAAGGAAGGGGTCTTGGGCATCCACCAAGGCCCCTTTTTTTAACTTTCCTTTTATCATTCCCCTTTCCGAAAGGCTGTCATGGAATCCGAACTCCTTTCCGTTCCAGTTTTGGCTGCTATTGTAGCGATTGTAGTTGGCTTAGGTAAGGTTATCGAACTTCTGGTGCTAAGGGCCCTTCCCTCTAAGAGCATTCTGGTGGACGAGGAAAGAGACTGGATACAACACACCTATAAAGTAATCTCCAGACAAGACTCGGATGGAACACCTCTGGTATATGTCCCCAGAAGCTGGGCTGAAACACAGAAAGAGATGCAGCAGGTTATGATCCAAATAGTTAACGATCAGCGTCGAATAGCTGACATCTTGGACAGAATAGAGAAGAAGCTAGAAGAGAAAGACCAATGACCATTTTAGTTCCATTTTCCAAGGCTCTTCCCCACCTGAAAGAAGCAGATGTGCTTTTGTTTCGCGGGGTTGGTGCGGTTAGCTGGGCTATAAAGAGATATAGCGGCGGTATCCATAGTCATGCGGGTATGATTCACCGCGACGGGGAACATATCCAGTGTGTGGAGTTTCGAGAATTTAAAGGAGGCCGATCAGTTTCGCTAAAGACTCAAGTGGAAAGTCATCCAGACACCATTGACGTTTTTAGGGTCGTCGATAGCCTTCGGTATGACTCTTTTGCGATGTCAGAACTCTCCGGAGACGTTACAGGTAAGATGTCTCTAGAGTTCACGGACGACATAGCCCAGAAGGTCACAGGCACTATGATGGACCTGACAGGGCTTCCCTATGGGTGGAAGAATTTTTTTAAACTAGCAAAGCACTACGCCCCGTTTTTTAGACTTGCCGAGCAAAACGTAAAGGACACGGCTCCTAGCGAAGTCTTTGTGTGCAGTACCGCCGTAGCCTTTTCGTATCGCTCAGCTTACTATGACCCGGTTCCGTACCTATCCGACTCCTCGGTTAGCCCTGCGGACTTGGCCAGATCAGCGTTGTTTAAATATCAGTTTACTTTACAAAAAGATTGGTAGGATGGAAATGTCAGAAGAAAAAGAATTTTTTTACACGACCACGGTGGATCTCTCTATTGCCCGAATGTATAATAGTAGGAAGTGCAAGGAATGCCACGGAAAGGGGTATTTTGTCTCCTACCTCCCCGCCGATGGTGTTAAGTTCCAAAAGGGGACCACAAACCACAAAACGTATACGTATTGCAAGTGTGTCACTCGTAATATGAAGCTGTACGGCTAGAAAATATCTGGAAGGACCGACAGGAATGAAGGAGAAGTTCGTAGGAAAATATATGCGCTTGGCGCGTCAGATTGCTATTGACCGCAACCCCTGCTTCTCTCGCGAGGTAGGAGTGATAGTCGTAGACCCCTCAACCAACGGAATAGTAGGAGCCGGTTACAATGGGCCTCCCGAAGGAAGCCCTCACTGCAACGAGGTCAGCTTTCTGCAAAACTTTTTCTGGCCACAGCTTACCAAAGAAGAAAAGAAGAATCTATATGAGTCAATGATTGATTCTTCTTGGTGGTGGGAGAAAAGCTCTGAAAAGAGTAGTCGTCATCAGATATGCGAATATATCTCCACCCAGAACAGCTGCCCTCGCAATATGCTGGGATACTCTGGTGGAAAAAGGCCCGAATTGTGTTCATGCCAGCATGCAGAAAGAAACGCTTTGAGCAAATTGCCCATACCAGCCAAGGGCCTTGTGATGTTCTGTTGGTGTGGGGTGCCGTGCATACAATGTACGGGATCTATTATCAACGCTGGCATCAGGTCGGTCTACTGCCTCAAGCAAGAAGAAGACTATCAACCCGAGGCAAGATGGCTCTACGCACACAGTCAAACCTCGCTTCTCGAATACGATGAAGCTATATTATAATTGGAGTTAAGAATGTCAGGAGCTTTCACAAACTCTTTCAGTGAAGAAACTTGGTTTCAAAAATACAAGCTAGAAAATGACCAGACGGTAGAAGACACGTGGTCTAGGGTTGCCAGAGATCTTGCATCCGTAGAAAAGAAGGGTAAGAAAAAATGGGAGAAGGAATTTTATTCCATCCTAGAGGGGTTTAAATTCGTCCCCGGCGGCAGAATAACTTCCAACGCAGGTTCAGGCCTTAAGGGGACTACATATATCAACTGCTTTGTTGATGGCTTTACCGGTAATGATCAAGACTCAATTGAGGGCATCTATCGCACTATTACGCGACAGGCTCAAATTTTAAAGAGCGAGGGGGGCTACGGATTTTGTGCCGACGTAATGCGACCCAGAGGCTCTCACATCGGTGGTATTGGAAATCAATCTCCCGGCGCTGTAAAGTTCTTAGAGCTTTGGGACAAGTCTTCTGAAATTATCACGGCTGGTAGCGGAAAAAAATCTAGGAAGGATGAAAAAAACTTCATACGTAAAGGGGCACAGATGGTGACCCTGTCGTGCTGGCACCCGGACATTGTGGAGTTTATCAATGCAAAAAAAACACCGGGAGTCTTAAGCAAGTTCAATATGTCGGTTTTATGCACCGACGAATTTATGACTGCTGTTATAGACGATGCTCCGTGGGAGCTTGTATTCCCAGACCATGAGAGACACCCGAAGGAATACAAAAGCTCATGGAGCGGAGACCTAGACGCATGGAAAAGTCTAATCGGCACGACCGACTCAGACTGCGGGCTAAAGTCTTATTACACGTTCGATTCCGCAAGAGAGTTGTGGGACCTTGTCATGTCAAATACCTATGGGCGAAATGAACCCGGCGTTCTTTTTTGCGACACGATGAACAATATGAACAACCTCTACTACGAAGAGCATATCAGCGCCACAAACCCGTGTGGAGAGCAGGTTCTTCCTATCGGAGGTGTTTGCCTACTTGGCTCTCTTAATCTAGTCCATTTTATAGATACTGACAAAAAAGATTGGAAATATGACGAGTTAAAGAGCACTATCGCTACCGCTGTAAGACTAATGGACAACGTAAATGACAAAACGTCGGTGCCCCTAAAGGCACAGAAAGATCAACTTCAAAGCAAACGAAGGATAGGGCTCGGGGTTATGGGCTATGCCTCAGCCCTACTGATGGCTCGGGTAAAATACGGAAGTAAGAAGGCCCTCCTCATGACTGAGAGCCTAATGGAATTTATAACAAATCAGGCGTACCAAGCCTCAACTGTGCTTGCGGCAGAGAAGGGGGCTTTCCCCCTCTATGATAGGGATAAGTATATCAGCGGCTCCTTTATCAAACGGTTAAGTCGCGAAACTCGACAACTAATTTCTATGAACGGCATGAGGAACTCTCATGTTACATCCATACAGCCCACCGGGAATGGCTCCGTCTTCGCGAACTTAGTGAGTGGGGGATTGGAACCACTCTTTATGCATGGCTATATTAGAACATCTGTACAACAGCATTACCCAGAGGGCTTGAGCTCGCCCGATTTTATAGACTGGGAAAAGAAAAAATACACCTATGACAATGCAGAAGATGCGGCGGCGTGGGAGTGGGTACGCGAAGGGGACGAGAACCTTCTCGCAATCGAGCTTAACGACGGCAAAGTCTGGAAGATGGACAAAGTAAGGGGGCTTCTTAAGGAAGAGTGGATAGAGGATTACGGCGTGTCTCAACTGAAAAAGATCGGGCTGTGGAAAGAAAACGCTTCATGGGGAGCGTGCGCAATGAACTTAGATGTGCAGTCACATATTGACACTATGTCTATTTTTGCCAAGTGGGTAGACTCTGCAATTAGTAAGACAATCAACCTGCCCAACAACTATCCTTACGAAGACTTTAAGTCTGTTTACATGAAGGCGTGGGAAAGAGGAATTAAAGGCTTCACTACTTACAGAACAGGCACCATGACCTCCGTACTAGCCGAGTCCTCATCTCTCGGAGGAGACGATTCCCCTTCCAGAATAGTAAAAACAGAAGCACCAGAGAGACCTCGGGAGCTTCCCTGTAATGTACATCATATAACTGTCAAAGGGGAGCCCTACTTTGTCTTAGTGGGAATGCATGAGGGAGACCCCTATGAGATCTTTGCCGGTAAAAATGGCTTCATAGGAAAGTCCATAAAGGACGGTATCCTGATTAAGTTTATGCGACCCAAGGGGGTCTACAAGGCTATACTAGAAGATGGTCTGGAGATTTCTCCCGTAAATGCTACATGCACGGAGGAAGAGGACGCCCTTACTAGAATGACCTCTACTGCTCTGAGACACGGCGCTTGTATCCAGTATGTAGTTCAGCAGCTGGAAAAAGTAAAAGGAGATATGACCTCCTTTGCCAAGTGCATGGCTAGGGCTCTTAAGAAGTATATTCCGGACGGCTCTGAGGAAAAGGGAGAGTGTCCGGAGTGCGGAAAGGACTCACTTATTAGGCAGGAGGGTTGCATAGCCTGTACTCAGTGCGGATATTCAAAATGCAACTAAAGAAGGGTGATGTCGTCGTCGATTCTCTCTGTTTCATCATAGGGATCATCTCAGCTATAGATCTATACTGGATAGGTAAAACGCGATCAGTGATAGCAGAGCATGAGCAGAATCCGGTCGGCACCTATCTTATAGGGCTGGACGGAGGAGACGTTTCTCTCTTTATGGCGGCTAAGTTTGCCGGAACAATGGCTGCTCTCTATATTATCTTGACCTTAAAGAGGCTCAGGTTTCGTCACACCGTCCTGATCACCTCCATTATAGCCGTTGCTCAAATTCTTCTTCTAATCTATCTTTTTAGCTCCCCGTGACGAATCGGGGGTAAAATTTACCGGAGGAAACGATGCCTGAATATATATTTAGATGCGATAAGTGTGAAATTCATTTTTCAATAACTTGCAGCATGTCCGAATATACCACCAAAAAAAAGTCTGTCAAGTGTCCTGAGTGCAACAAGAAAGGTATTCGAGACATGTCTTTTGACAATATCCAAGGTTCCGTTGTCCTCTCTCTATCCGAGTGCAAAACCCTCGGCCACTATGCAGAAAAGCAAACTGGTAAGTACAGTAAAGATCAGGTTGAAGAGATGAAAAGAAACTTCAAGACCAAAAGAGTCTCTTCTCACGAAGACCTTCCCGAAGGCATGAGTCGGATGGAAAAACCCTCCAGCAATCCGCAATGGACAAAAGAGGGTAAGACAAAAAGAAAGCCGCGTAGGAGAAAATAAATGCATCAGGATGTTTTTGTAATCGACCCCTCTAAAGAACCCCCAGAGGAGCGTACAGGGACTGTCTACACTATGATTGGAAAGGAAGATTACATAGAAGAAGGCTCCGGACTTCCCTGCCTTCAAGTTGCTCTAGAAGAGGCAAAGAGCAACCCATATGCTCATGCCATGAAGATCGAAGGGGAGGCCGGAACTCGCTTCTTTGTGAAACGCGGGGCTTACGGCAAGCTTTTCAATCCCCTTGGTCTTTATAGTGAGGGACAGGAGTCTAGAATTAAACGCCACGCAGGAAGGCTTGAGTGGGAGCTCAAAGAAGTAAAGGAAAAGGTTTTTAATTTCTATGTAAATTTTTTAAGAACGAAGAACTTGTTTTATATAAACAATGCAGAAAGAGAGTTATCATGAAAAAGGGTAAGCTTACATCTACAGAAATTGCATGCATCAAGGGAATGGTTGCGGACAAGGTGCCGGAAGAGGATATGGCCAAACAACTTGATCGAAGCATTTCTGTTGTAGAAAAAGAAGTAAAGCGAATCACCGAAGAGGCAGCGAGAGATCAGCTGATGGTGCGAAAGACCGCCAAAGGAGAGGGTGGCGTTGTAGCTATGACCGAGGCAGCATCCATGAAAGTTGATGCAGCGCGATCTCAGGACGCCCCGAAAAAGTCTACTCAAAGAAGCAAGTGGGTTCACACGATATATGACAAACCTTAGATCGGATAAAAGCAATTATCCCTCTCGGTATTCTCCGAAAGGGTGGGTCTCCTCGTATCAGTATATAACAGAGCTTATATGTGAAAAGAAAGCCCAGCAGGAAGGCAAGGAGCTTCCTATAAGATTTTGGGAGATTAAAGAGTGGCGAAGCTTCTATCGCTATCAGATAACCCTTGCCACTTCTCTTGTAAAAAAATATGGAGAAGGAGCGGTAATAGCAGCTCTTAGAGACAGGCGCTGCTACAAAACCTATTCCCTAAGAGCTCCGTTTCTCACACCTATTATAGAGGAGCATTACGAAAAACAACAAAAAGAAACAAGGGACACTAAGGAAAATACCAACTACGACTTTGACGGCAAAGAAAATTTTTCTAGCAACAACAGGAAGCGCTCGATACTTTCGGACCTAGAGGACTTGGAATGACAAAGGATATCATCAAGGAATACGGAGATGTTCTTCACGATCCTTCGTACATCACGGACACGGAGCTGTCCGTCATACCAGTAAGTCCAAAAATCGACATCGCTCTTGGGGGCGGCGTTCCCGAAGGCTCGCTATTCATCATGACAGGTCCAGAAAAAGTAGGTAAAACCGTCACCGCCCTAACCTTTTGTGCCAACTGCCAAGATATTGAAAGAAAGGTATATTATGGTAATATCGAGGGAAGACTAAAAAAGAGAGACTTGGAAGGAATAGTGGGCCTCAGTATGGAGTCTGATAATCTAGAAATCATCGGCTCAACACAGGGTAATATCTTGTCAGCGGAAAAATACCTTGGCATTTTTGACAACCTCATCCACACTCAGCCCAACTGCATTTGTGTCGTAGATTCCTTTTCCGCATTGTCCAGCGAGTCGGAATTAACAGGCGACATCACTGACAATCAGGTGATGAGCGTTCAGAAAGTTTTGGCCAAGTTTTGCAGGCGGATATCCAACGTTCTTCCGATTAACAAGGTGACAGTAGTTGGAATAACCCACCTGATGGCCAATGTCTCTAGCTTCGGGAGAGGTAAAACCAAAGTGGAGAAGTCGGGCAGCGCCCTTAAGTATCAGGTGGATGTAAAGCTTCACGCGACTCACTCTCAAGCGATTATGCAAGGGGATACACAAATAGGACAGACTGTTCACTGGCAAGTAGTTACTTCGGCCATAGGGGCGCCGGGACAGAAAGTATCTAGCCATATCAAATACGGTCGTGGAATATGGAAAGAAATGGAGCTGGCAGACCTCCTAGTGGACTTCGGACTTGTGCAAAAAAGTGGAGCTTGGTTCAAGCTTCCCAACGAAGAGAAAGTTCAGGGGAAAAACAATCTGGCTAAATATCTAGAAGACAACCCTGACGAATACAAAAAATTTGAAGATGAAATTTTCTCTATGGTAGGAATAGAAAGGTAATACCATGATTAGAAAGAGCTTGACGCTGGTTATTTTGTTTGCGAGTACCTCTATGGCTCAGGCCCCCAACAAGGACCTCTATCAACACTTACAGGACGTTTCTGTGACGGTTAAGAGCTTCGCCGGAGAGGGATCTGGAGTTATTGTTACGCGAGAGGTCACGAACTCAAGCGGAAAAAAGGAGAAGGTCAATTTTGTCTGGACCGCCGCACACGTTGTAGATGGCCTTCGCTCTGTAAGAACGGTCATTAAGGACGGGCGTACCACCAAGATTGTAGAATTTAAAGATGCACAGATTGTCAAGGAGCTTGTTGAAAATGGCAGGCGTGTTGGCGAAATCAAAATGGAAGCCAAGGTTATCAAATATTCTGATGCTGATAACGGCGAAGACTTGGCCCTCCTAATGATTAGAAAGAAGGGCTTCATCGATAAGACCACGATCTTCCATGCATCAGACGATTCTGTACCCATTGGGACGGAGCTCTACCACGTAGGTAGTCTGCTCGGCCAAGTGGGCAGTAATTCGATGACGCGAGGAATTTTGTCACAAATTGGCAGAGTTTTGGACCTAGGGACTGGTGACGGAGTCATCTTTGACCAAACGTCGTGCCCCGGCTTCCCCGGATCGTCAGGAGGTGGCGTTTTTCTTTCGGAAAGGACCAAGGGACACGAGGGTCACTACGTTGGGATGCTCGTGAGAGGAGCGGGAGAAACGTTTAATCTTATCGTTCCCGTCAGACGTATGCGTAAATATGCTAAGTCAAACGGCGTTCTATGGGCTCTTGATCAAAACGCAGCCACTCCGTCCTATGAGGACATTCTAAAGCTGCCTATTGAGGGTACAATTGATTCGAAGGGCGGGAAGAAAGGCAAGTCTTCGCCGGGCTCCGCTAGATTCCCCTTCCTTTTTCGACATTCTACAACTCCTGAGCAGATCTCACCATTTTTGCCAAGGCGACCCATTGAAGATTAAAGACCTAGACGGCAATATATATACTTGGAGAACGGCGGGGCACGTTGTTCGCTCAAACGATCAGCGTCCCCGCTCCAAGCTTCACCTCAAAGCTAGGTGCCTCTTGAAAGACCTTTATCCGGCACTCCAAATTATGGAGGAGGTCCCTTTTCAGCTACGCAGGAATCAGTCTGGCTTCCTCGACTTCTACATTAACACTATAAAGACAGTAGTCGAGGTTCACGGGTCGCAGCACTATAAGTTCAACACACTCTATCATACTAGTGCGCAGGACTTTGTCAACCAAAAGAAGCGGGATGCAGCCCTAGTGGAGTGGTGTGAGCTCAACAATCTAAACTACGTAGAACTTCCTTTTAATGAAAGCGTTGAAGAATGGAAGCTAAGAATACAGCCTCAGACCAGCTAAAAAAACTTGACGCTGTTTTGGACGAATACGAACGCTCGCTCGGAATTCCTGAATTTAATGACGAATTTCATGACGGCTCGGCAAAAAGATACATGGCTCTTTCGCGTGGTCAAATAGAGAAGCTCACCCCATCAGAATGCGCAGAGGCGGCCCTGCTGTTAGGCTCGCTATCGTTTCATATGCAAAGAGCCTATAATCGGGAAGTTGCTCGCGTAAACTGGGCTAAGCAGACTCTTAAGTCGACAGTCTCTGGCAGGGAGCAGTCCTACAAGGGGTCATGGGACAGTCAGTTTAATCAGGCGGTGAGGGAAGATGGATATGCATGCAAGATGCTGGCTATTCAGAAATATGCCCAGCAGCGTGCCGACAGACTTACGTATTTGGCATCCTCAATTAAAAATATTAGCGACATATTTTTAGCAGTCCAAAGAACAAAGGCAATGAAACATGGATAAAAAAGAACAACTTCAATCGCTGCTTGACTCGTTGTCACCTGAGCAAATAGAAGAACTTCAATCCTTATTGCAGAAATCTTCAGTTACATCTAGAGATACTAAGAAAAAAAAGCGAAGAGGTAAAAGGCGACGTAAAAGAAGAGAAGCTGCAAAGGCTAGAGAAGAGCAGCAAAAGTCGTCGCCTCAACAGGAGAAAGCCCCCGGCGACGAAGATTTTCTTGAGGGGCTAAGGTTGACCGTGGAGGAGAAAAAACAGCTTGAAGAAGCCTCTAAGTCGGACAAGGAAATGGGGGCTCACGAGCCGCGAGAGCGTCCCGTAAAAGTAAACAAGGGTGACAATAGAATAGAAATGCGGTGTAGAGTTTGTGGGAAGGCAGAGAGGGTCTCTCCGGGCCTAGTCCCACCTGAAAAAGACAGGTTTAAATGCAACTCCTGCTGCTGTAGCGCAGGGTAAGGAGAAATTATGAAAGACAACAAAGTGGTTGTGGGAATGCTAGTCTTGATGACGGCGGCCTTCACCGCCCAAAGCGTAGTGCTGTTTCAAAATCAACAAGAAATGAGGCAGGACTTGGTCGATCTCCATTCCGATGTGGAGGGGAACGCAGAAGACGTATACACCCTCATGGTCTCGGACAGCGCGAGACTCTATACGATTATGGACACTATGATTAGGGTGTTCCATTATGCCAAACCACACAACAAGCCAGCTTGGAATTGTCCTGAATGCGCGGAGATACACGACAAGGCCAAGAAAGCCGGGTCTGTTTCTGCTTCCACACTAAACGGGGCTAGAAAATGATTCTATCCGACGCGCCTGCTGAGAGGGCAGTTCTATCTGCCATTTGTCGCTATGGCTCAGAGGCTTATCACGACGTTGCCGACATCATTGATGAAACAAGCTTTACTATAGAATCCAATTCTATGATCTATGCGTGTTTAAAGCATGTCATGGACAAAGATGTCTCCAAATCCATAGATCTTCCGACCATCTTGTCAAGCGCTAAAGAGGTCGGAGTGCAAGACCTAGTGTCCGACAAGCACGAGGTTCAGCATCTTTCTGCAATTATGAAATTCCCCGTCTTGCTAAAAAATGCAAGGCCCTTTGCGGCAAAAATTCGCAAGCTTCAAATCGCGCGAATGATGCACGACCAACTAGAGGTGACCAAGGAGCAATACCTAGAGGTAAAGGGGGACGAGTCGATCTCCCACATCTTAGGAATAGCAGAAGAGTCAATCTTTGACTTCACGGGCCTTCTCAATGATAACGAAGACTCGCCTCAAAAGGTTTTTGGAGACATAGACGAGAGGCTAGATGAGCTTTCAGAAAGCCCTCTGGACCAAGTGGGAATTCCCACGGGGTTTGATAGATATGACTTTGCCATCGGTGGGGGGCTAAGAAGAGGTACTGTAAATGTCATAGGCGCTAGGCCTAAAGTTGGGAAGACCCTCTTCGCTGAAAATACAGGCATACATATAGCCAAAGAGCTAAACATACCAGTCTTAAATCTTGACACAGAAATGATGCGTCAGGACCATCAGGATCGCGGAATAGCTATGTTAACCGAAGTTCCTATTAATGAGATTGAAACGGGGCAGTTTGCCAATAGCGCCTATAAAGACAAAAAACTAAGAGACATGGCGCAACAGGTTAAGAACATTCCCTATTATCATAAAACGATAGGTGGCAAACCGCTCGAAGACCAGCTATCGATTATGCGTCGCTGGCTGGCAAAAGAAGTGGGGCTTAATCATCAGGGAAAAGCAAAAGATTGCGTAATTATTTATGACTACTTAAAGATTATGGATGCTGCGGAAATCAAAGGAGATATGAAAGAGTATCAAGCCCTTGGCTTTTTGATGACCTCTCTTCATAACTTTGCAATCCGATACGAAGTTCCTATCCTTGCGTTTATACAGCTTAATCGCGATGGAATAACAAAAGAGTCTACCGATACCGCGAGCGGCTCTGACAGGATTATCTGGCTGTGCAGTAATTTCACAATTTATAAAAGAAAGTCGGACGAAGAGATAGCTAAAGATGGCCCAGAAAACGGAAATCGCAAGTTAGTCCCTCTTATTGCACGACATGGGGAGGGACTTGAAGATAGAGACTACATTAACGTCAATATGATAGGGAAATATGGCAAGCTCATTGAAGGCCAAACTGCTTTTGAGCTTGAAGACGGCGTTAATACAACCAACGACATGACAGAGGTAGATGATGGCGATGACGACATCCCCTTCGTATAAATACGACGACCAAGGAAAGCTTAATGCACTAACAGCCCTAGCAGCTGAGCATATAGACAGTCTTTACGAATACTTTGGGATAGAACCCTCGTATAAAAACAACACCCTTATGAAGTCTGAATGCTTTATACACGGAGGAGACAACCCAACAGCTCTCAACCTTTACTATAATGCAGACATTAGAGTCCACTACAAGTGCAGAACTCACCAGTGTGAAGATCACTTCGGGTCTTCGTTAATAAGTTTAATTAGAGGAGCTCTTTCGAGGTTTAAATATAAATGGAGAATTGTGGGGGACCGCGAAGCCTCCTTTAATGAGTCTGTAGAGTTCCTTTTAGGGTTTTTTAATCAGAACTTCTCTGCAATCGATCCAGAGAAGCTAGGAGACCTAGAAAAAACAAAATTCTGCGGAATGGTAAATGGCTTTGACAGGCCTGACGAAAAAAAGACGGGGATAACTAGAGAGTTTTACAGGGAGCATGTTGAGATACCGTCTCACTACTATCTCCAAAGAGGGTTCTCTATCGAAGTTTTGGATAAATATGACGTTGGAACGTGCAAGAGGAGGGGAAAGACCCTATACCAAAGAGCTGTCGTTCCGATCTATGACGAGGACGCCGAGAGCATCCTCGGGTTTACAGGAAGAAGCGTATTTGATGAATGCTCCGAGTGCGCACACTATCATGACCCTAAAAAAGAATGTGGTTTTTCTCCCAAATGGAGACATACGGCTGGCTTCAACAAGGAGAACTGCCTGTATAATTATTGGTACGCCAAGGATCACGTTCTAGATACAGGGGTTATAATACTAGTAGAATCTCCGGGGAATGTCTGGCGATTAGAAGAGGCGGGCATACACAACTCTGTGGCTATCTTCGGAACCCACCTTAACCAAAACCAGAAAAAAATTATAGACGAGTCTGGGGCATTGTCAATAGTATGTCTGCTTGATAATGACGACGCCGGGGTAACTGGATCAAAAAAAATACAAGAGATGTGCTCTAAGATGTATAGAATCTATTTCCCTACCCTTAACACTAATGATGTGGCTGACATGAACGTAGATGCGGTTACAAACGATATCAAACCTTTAATTTCTAAAATAGAAGGAGTTTACTGATGGAAGAAACCAACGCACAAGATGAAATTCAATACGCCACCCTTCAGCAGAATCTTATCACGGCGGTGAGGTCTCACTTCGTCGCAAAAAGAGATAAGGCGGTTGCCAATCTTAACAACTACCTCAACAACCCGGCTGGCATAGGCGAGCACCCCGATATCGTTGAGGAGTGCATTAAGCTCTTGCAGGACCTCTCTGATGCCGATGGAGTTCTTGACACCCTAGAAGGGCTTGTTAGATGACTCAAATTTTAGGCTTCACAGGAAGAAAGCAAGCGGGAAAGGATACCGCATGCAACTTTATTCTAGCGGTAAAGTTGGTCGAACTAGGTATAGCTAGGAGCAGCAGACTAGCAGATAACGGCTCTATCGAAGTCACAGACGTTCTTAATGAGAAAGTGCCTGAAAAAGAGTGGTTTTCCTTTTCATCTCCCGACGTAGACACTGGTGCATTATTTAAAGACAGACTTGGAGCCTTTATACGAGTATATTCGTTCGCAAAAAAGCTAAAAGAACTTTCCATAGACCTTTTTAATCTTGATCCAAAATTAGTTTTTGGAAGTGACAAAGATAAAAATACAAAGACGGACCTTCTATGGAAAGACATGCCCACGGGCCCTTCCCAAAAGGGTCGAATGAGCATCCGAGAGGTTCTCCAGTACGTGGGCACCGACATCTTCCGAAAAATGTCCGACAATATCTGGGTAGATAGCTGCTTGGCTCAGATAAAGCATGAATCCCCCGAAATCGCCCTTATTTCCGACGTTCGTTTCGAAAATGAAGTCTTGGCGATACAGGAGGCCGGAGGGTACGTGGTGGGTCTTACTCGGCAAAAGCATAGTAACGACATGCACGATAGCGAGACACGCGTAGATAGGTGTTTGGAATTATGTGATGCGATTGTAGATAATCAAGACCTCGCCATTCCAGATCAAAATGAAAAAATTTATAACGCAACAAAACATTTAAATATTTTTCCAAAATGGGAGTAAAAATTAACAATGACCGACTCTTCGAATAGCATTGTCGTAGATTGCGACGGGGTGATTGCCGATAAAGCCAATGGTGGCGAATACGAAAAGGCTGCTCCGCTTCCTCATGGTATCGAGCAAGTAAATAGGCTATACGACATGGGCTATACCATCATTCTCTTCACCGCCCGCTATGGGGATCGAGAGCATGGCAATATTCATAGGCAATACGGGCGTGGATACCGAGAGTGGACGGACTGGCTGGAGAAGCACGGAGTAAAATACCACCATGCATACATGGGGAAGCCTGCTGGCGCCATATACATCGACGACAAGGCCGCCCGCGTTACAGGGGACGACGACGACGGCTGGTCTCAGGTTTGGCATGAGGTTTCTGATTTGGCTGGCAAAGATCGCTATGGTAACCGCTCATGATTCCAATAGTATATTTTAGATCGTCCTCATTCAATTGTCATCGGTTCTGTCCGATGCAATATTATCTAGAATATACGCTGGGGTGGAGAGGACCTTCGGGCCAAAAAGCAGATAAGGGCACCATAGTCCACAAAGTTCTTGAGATAGCAGCTATATGTAAAAAGGGGGCTCAAGAGGGCAAAAAGATTGTGGTAGACGACTTCATCGGTCGCGTAAGCACTTCCAACCCGGACCCCAAATATCTTGAGAAAGTTATATCTCGTGTTTATAAAAAGTATACGGAGGGAACCCCTCATCATAACTGGACAGAAAAAGACAAGAAGGACTGCGTCAAGTGGGTATGGAAGGCTCTTGAGTACAACGACGGAATGTTTGATCCCCGCAACCGAAATGTGATAGCGGCGGAACCGCATTTTGATATCTCCATTGATAAAGAATGGTCATCGTATAGTTACGAGATAGACGGGGAAACCATCTCAGGAAACCTTGCCCTGAAGGGAACTGTTGACCTCATTACTGACCTTGGAGACGGGGTATACGAAGTTATAGACTGGAAGACTGGAAGACGGCTTGACTGGGCTACTGGTGACAAGAAAGAGCAAAAAGACCTGTTTAAAGACCCCCAGCTCCGGCTGTATCATTATGCTATCAAGAATCTGTACCCAGATGTGAAAACTTTTCTTGTAACGGTGTATTTCATTAATGATGGAGGAGCTTACACAGTCCATTTCCAAGACGAGGACCTTCCCAAAACCGAGGAGATGTTAAAAAATAAGTTTCAGTTTATTAAAAATACAACGGAGCCTCAAACTTTACCCGATCTCAATCCGTCTCAATGCTGGAAATGTTCTAAGCTTTGCCATCAAGGAAAGACTACGTTTGAAGGAACAAATGTAAAGCCTCTCACCGAGCGAAGAGTTGGAAAAAGAACAAAATACGGTGAGACCATGACAAAGTGCGAACAAACACGCTACATGGTCGATAAGTATGGTATAGACTGGGCTAACAATAATCTTTCAAATCCAGAACATTCCATAGGAACCTACAAGTCCCCCGGAGAAATTTAAGGAGATAAAGATGTCTCGTGCGGCCTCCAAAGAAATACAAGGTATTATGGAGATACTGGATGATTTTTTAGAGGAGGAGCAGGCTCGCGAGCTGGTTGCTAGACTAGAACAGGAGGTGGCAGATAAAAATGGCGACAAGGATCTAAAAAATCGCCTTAAAGCCTTAAGGGAATTTTATGAGCGCCGACCGATCCGAAAAGAGCACGTTAAACTTGTATTTCTGTACTCTGTGATTGTCTTTCACTTCTTTGTAATATTCGTAAACATCGCAGCCTTCTTCTTGCTGCCGTTTATTTACCCTCTCTGGGTATGGATGCCCCTTAACAGCTTCATTTTAACGGTAACCTTTACCAGAGAAGTCTGTCCGCTCACGCGACTGGAAAATTACCTACGAACGTCTCTTGGGATGTCCAGAATAGGTGGGTTCATAGGGCATTACATGGTTAAGCCGTTCAGAAGAATAATTAAAACTTATAGATTTGGCCTCAAGGCACAGGAATCACGCGATGATAAAAATTGAAGTAACTCAGGAAATGATAGATAGCGCTATTTCGAAGGCGGAATCTTTAGGATGGATTAGAGATTCAATCACCCAAGGGGGTGGAAATCTCGCTGGCTATCTAGGCGAGGAGGCCGTGGCGTGCCACCTCGGGGCTCAAATTGTTAGCAACGACAGGGGACGAGAGAAATATAATTACGACCTTGTGCTCCCAGATGGACGCCGAATGGAAGTTAAAACAAAAAGAAGAACCGTGGCGCCTAGATCGCACTATGACGTTTCTGTAGCAAAAACCAGCGGGCATCAACGACCCGATCTCTATGCGTTCGTCAGCTTGGAATTTGAACGGGCAACCAAAAGTCATCCTAAGAAATATTATGGGTTGCGTAACGCTTGGCTATGCGGATATATGTCCGCTAAAGTTTTTTGGGAGGGGGCCGAATTTTGGAAAAGTGGACGAATCGATACGTCCAATAATTTTAAAACGCATGTTGACATGTATAATATGACGATATCAGACATAAGCCCTGCTCTTGAGAGCCTAAACAATCCGGAAAAAGCAGATGAAATTTGTGCCACTACATGTCCACTCGGAGTATAGCTTGCTCGATGGGCTTTCTAAGACCTCTCAAATATCTAAAAGAATAGAGGAAACAGAGACGCACGTCTGTGCCCTCACAGACCATGGAACTGTGTCCGGGGCTGTTGATTTCTACCAGACGCTCAAGGCGTCCTCCCAAAAGCCTATTTTAGGATGTGAATTTTACATCTGCAAAGACGGCAACGCTGCGGATCGACACCCTGACAACAAGAGTCTTTTGCATCAGGTTGTAATTGCCAAAAACTCGGAGGGGTGGAAGGATCTTCTTTCTCTGGTTTCTCTGTCCAATCACCCTGATCATTTCTACTACAAGCCAAGA